GAAAAGGGTTAGCTGCCTTTAGTATGTCCGTTAAATTCACGCTATATATTATTTTTACAAAAGTAACAAATTTTTATGCTATACAACCCACCCTCTTTTAGGTTTAGCATATTTTGTGTATATGGCATACCTCATAGAGTCCATTAAGTGATCTCGAAACTTCACAGGTTCATCAAGTGTATTGCCATCCGCATCAGTCTTCCACTTGTAGTTTTTAATCTCATCAAGCAAATCTAAAGACTCCGACCTTATATGCAAAGGAAATGATTTTACCTTGTTGATTCCTGCATAAACATCCTTAACGGCACTCTTCAAGTTAAACCCTGCCTTATTCACCTCCGATATGGTTTTTGGTTCAGCAGGGTCAGCAAATATCTCCGAGTTCCTATCAAGCCCTAAAGAACGCATCCTGTCGATTAGTAAAGCGGTTGACATTTTAGTATCGTAGATTAATTGGTCTACAAATAACTCGCCATCAAAGTTCTTGACCCTAACAAGGGCTGTTTGGTTGTTAAATCCAAAGTCAAGTCCGTAAAACACATCTCCGCCATCAGGAAAGTTGCGTCTTCGCTTCCAATGCGTATAAATGGTCGCTTGGGATATTGCTCTTTCCCCTAAACCATAAACTCGCCAATATTCATGGTCGGCTGCTTTAAGCCTCTCAATCTCCTCAATGATGCCCTTTTCTAAAAAAGGGTTGTCTAGGTAAGTCGTAATCGTAAAGTCGGCATCTTCTCTCGGAACAACCTTATCGTAAATCCAGGAGTAGTAATCGGAAGGGTTATAGTCAATTACTATCTTTTCGGTTGTACGAAGGGACAACTGCATCCAAGATTCGTAGTTTACCTCATTCGCCTCGTTTATAAACAGATAATTACGCTTTCGACCTCTAATCTTCTGCGGCTGGTCAGTAGAAACGAACTCTACGACATTCCCACCCAAAAAGTAGATATTCTCGGTCTTATTGTGTTTCTCCTCGCTATAAAGCCCATACTTGGACAATATCTCAATAAAGTCACGCATTACCGAACCTTTGATGGATGGTAACGAACTACGACATATTGTCAGCGTCTTTCCTTTCTCTTGAAGCAGTTTAACGATAAACCATGTAAGTACATTGTATGTCTTACCCGATCTCGTTCCTCCTTGCATGATGGAAATTCTCTTAGTAGAGTTTTGCAGTATTTCAAAGACTACGTTTGTGGTGACGTTCATAGGAAAAATTTTAAAAAATAGGATGGAAGTTTACTAATAGAAAACTTTTTGTTTTATAGGAAGGTAGGGGTCGTACTATTCGTAGTAGTCGTAGTTAGTACGAATGCTACGAGTGCTACGAGGCACTACGAGTTTTAGTTCATCTTTTCACTTTGCTATTTTAAGCCCCATTTAAGCCTTTCAATTCCAAAATGGATACATAGTACTACACATAGGGTTAAAAGCCTTAGAATCGCCTTAAAATGCGAAATAGAGGCATTGTAGCTACTCCTCATACTCACCATCTTCATTAATATCTAATAATTCACCTTTATCATGGTTGTAAAGTGGGATTTCGTCACTTTCTCCTGCCTTGTAAGCAGGTACGACCATTCCTGGCTCTGTTTGCGTATCAAAGTTGATTATCTCACCTTCAGGTAACGCTTTGTGCTCATCTCCGTCTATTTGTTTCATAATATCTCCAATTTGATTCGGTTTAACTACGTTGACTGTAATTTGCTTAACCACATCTCCTTCATGAGCAACCTCAGTCTTCTCGATATATCCTCTTCTCTTGCCTCTAGTCTTTAGTAAGAACATAGTCGCTAAGGTATCACCCCTAGCAATCCTTTCCATCAGCTTTTGTTCACCAAAGTCAAGCATTATCTCCTCAGGCTCGATTTCAGCTAATCTCTTAGCAAAGTCAGGGTCATCCTTCAACCAAGTCTTATACTGTGTCCTACCGACTCCAGAAGCCTCACATGATATGGTGATATTGCCAAAGTTCTCCTTATAGGCTATGATAAAAGCCTCTTTAGCTATTTCTTTGAATTGTGCGTTCATATTATCTATTCTTTGTTGGTGTGCGTATTGAAATAATGCTAGTAACCTTCTTCTCCAGGTTATCATAACCTAACCACTTGCCACAATTAGTGCATTCAAACTGAGTTTCCTTTACTTGACTAAACCACACGTATCCTTCGGTAACTGTACCGCATTTACACGTGTAATCTTTCTTGCCATAAGTGTCTTTCATTACATTCCTTGTTTTAGTTGACGACATAACAAACGATAACCTTTAGTCTTGTAGCTTCTTTTGATGTTTCGTTTCATCCGATATAACCTTCTTCTCATAAAAGCTAGTGTCATATAGTAAATCATGTCAAATGTTTAAAAATGTTAAAATCATTGTTTTATATCAGAATTTTGGGGGGCACAAGGGGTGTATATTTTGGATCACACGAATAAAAGGGCTAGGGGGTCACTACTAGCGTTTAGATACCCCAAAAATCGTTTATCTCATGCAATGCCTAATACTTTGTTGACTAATTTTTTGAGGGGCTTAAATTGGCTTAAAATGGCGTTTATATTCATTGGTTAATTAATGTGGTTGGTTAGGCGAAGTTAGGGATAATATTTAATGATTGGAAAGGCACTCAGAGGGCAAAAGTAAAAACCACTAGCGTTATTGTATTAATATATACTTACTACTATTATAGTATATTAATATAGTAATATAATATTACTACTATAATATAGTATTATTAATATAATATTAAATTAGCTATTTAACAATTGATACTAAAATACTTAGTAATTAAATATAAACGTTAACAAAGTTTTAACAAATAAACTTATAAATATTTACAATTGTTTACAATTGTTTACATATCTTTATGTCCTATTAATAACAAACAAAAACAATTTTATGCAACACCTAGACAACTTTCTGCAACTTTATTCATTGGCTCTAGTTACCTTAATACTAGGCAACATAGCTAAATTATTCACCGATTATTTATTAACTAAAATCAAATAACTATGAACATTATCGACCTTGCTTTGTACCTTATTATTGGTACTTTATTAATCACACTTGCTAAAACAATATGGCAAGAAATAACAAACAAATAAAAAAAATGCAAAACATAAAAAAACAATACCAACAAGACTTTGGATATATACCAACAGATGCCGAAATATTGGACTTATATTATCAAGGTCAAATTGTACTAACTGATAAACAAGAAAATGATTTGATTAAATATTTTAACTTATAAATTTAAACACTATGAACACTACACAAACACAAACAAAGGAATTTAGGGTACAAGTTGACCAGCAATGTACAATTTGGACTACTAGCTTTAAATATATTGAAGCTAATTCACAAGAGGAAGCCGACAAATTAGCCATTGATATGTATCATAATGGTGAATTATTCGAGAATTTAGAAGACTTTGAATATGTCTATGATTCAGTTCACGAAACTGAAACGATAGATATTTTGAATGAAGATGGTAACACAATTTTAAAAACATACTAATAAATTACAAATGAGAAACATTCAACAAATTACAATTAATGGATTTGATTCACATTCACTTTGCTATTTAGAAGCATTAGGAATGTCAAAAGTATTCGAAGCCTATGCGTCAATAGGTGAAGAGATATTAGAAGATGGTATCGGCTTTAATCCTCATTCGGGATATGTTTACATAGCTCTCGAAAATGGCGTTTCTATTTGTTCTATGCTCGGAAAAGACGTGGAATACTTAGTAACTAATATGAGGAATGGCGAAGAGCACTTCTTTGAAACATACGAAGAAGCCGAAAACTTTGATACCTATTCTTTAGAATGCGAAGATTAATTAACCTTTTAATACCTACAAAATGAACACACAAACAATTACAACATTTTTATTTAGTGAATTAAACGAAAAAGCAAAGGAATTTGCATTAAACAAATACCGAGAATTGGGAATATCTGATTATTGGTACGAAGATACCTTCTACGATGCAAAGGAAAACGGCATAAGATTGACAGGATTTGACCTTGACCGAGGGCAAAAAATAGAAGGTGAATTTATATGGTCGGAAATAGAGGTTGCCGAAAAATTAGAAGACGAATTTGCAGAAGGTACAAATATGAATAATTTAGCTTCTATATTTTTAAAAGATAGGTTAAGAATTTGCGATTCTTATGAATTTGTTGACGGAGCTCCAATAAAAGAAGACGAATTAGAAGCCGAATTAAATGAATTGGAATACCAATTCCAAAAAGACGTATTGCACGAATATTGGAAATTATTACAATTTGAATACGAATATTTATTCTCAGATGAATTTTTAGCCGACCATTTTGATAATAACGAATATCAATTTACCGAAAATGGCGTTTTATATAATTTTTAAACTTTAATACCTATGAACTACTACAAATACAAAAATAAAAACATTACCCCTGCATTAGTTGAAAAATGGATTGAATCATTATTGAACGACTACGATGCAGATGAACTTTTGCAGATGCTTTTTGAATTAACAGCGAATAAGCAAAGAAGCCTTTTAATTGAAGAGATGCAAAGTCAACTTAAATACTTAGATTTTAAGGTATTAAAATGCAAAACATTAGACGAAAAAATCAAATATGAAGCATTTTTAGACGATATAAAGCCCTTTTATAATGAAAGGAGCTTATTTGAATAAAGGTTAACTGAAGAGCTTTAATTAAGCGAAATAAAGGCCCTTAATTGGGCTTTTATCTTAACCAAAAATTAATAAAATGATTATTGAACGCAAAGAAAATGGCGTTATTGTTATTTCGGCAATAATTAACCAACAATTAGTTAAACAAACGTATTATTTTATGAGTATGAAAGGAGCAAAACAATCTTTTAATACCTATGTAAGAGAAATTAAAAGAAATTGGTTCGAATATTTAGCAAAATAAGACGAAATAAGACACTAAAAATTAAAAGTAATGTAATTATACCAAAAACATATTAGAAGTCAAATTTAAGCCTATAAAGCGCCTTTAATAGCATTATAGCTATGCTTTGCCCTTGCATATCGGTAAAAGCTAACTAAATACCCTATAAAGTACCCTTGTATAGTGCCAAAAATCTGCTATAGCCAAAAATCTTTTGTAGGCAAAAACCTGCCAAAAACCCTATGCAAAAACTCCCCAAAAAACCCACAAAAATCCAGCAAAAAACCCCAATGGATCAGGCAAAAATCTTTTGCATAGACAAAAACTTTTGCAAAGTTTTAACAAAATATTAGCAAAAAACTTTAAAAGATATCCAAAAAACTACTAATTTTACAAAACAATTATAAACAAAACAAAAAACCATGCACGAATTAATCACACTCAGTTATCAGATGAAGTGCGGTATTACTGGCACTATCATAGACAAAGGCGAACAAGCCTATTACAACCATCAGACAAAAACCTGCATTCATCCTTTGGAATATGAAAGGAATATGAGCCAGGTTAAGATTGGCGACGCAAAAACCTATTTTACAAGATTATCTAAATTAAACAACAAAAAACCATAAACTATGACACAAACAGCAATGCAAGAATTAATTGAAGACCTAACTAGATGGGAAACATTAGAAATATCTGATATAGGTAAAAACATGATCAATATAGTCAAGGCACACGCAGAAAAAAACCTATTAAAAGAAAGGCTACAAATTGAATCTGCTTATAACAATGCAAAAGTCTATCCAAGTCCAGATTGTGATGGCTCTAAATACTATTTTATGACTTATATAACTAATGACTAATGAAAACAGCAATGCAAGAACTACTAGATTACATTAAAAATGTAAACGCTTTTACAATTTTACCAGAACAATTAGCTAAAACTATTGAAGATAAATATTTACATATTGAAGAAAGGCAAATTGAACAAGCTTTTGACGATGGCGAAATAAACGTATGGAATAGCAGAAGGGATGAGTGGTTTGAATTTGAAGGCGGAATAAACTATTTTGAAAAAACATACAAAAACCCTTTATAATGTCATACTCAACTTGCTGTGGAGCACATACCACAATGCCTGAACTAGGAATATGTCCTGATTGCTTAGAACATTGCGATTGGGAAGATGAAGAAGAAGAAGAAGAAACCAATAATTAAACAATAAAACAAACAAACATGAAATTTGAGTTCGTACAAGAAACAGATCAATTACTAAATGACACTATGTACTTTACTAAGCAAGATGGCATTTATGTCGCTGGAAGCATAAGCACAAAAAAAGATGTCGCTTATGATATTTTTATGAGGCTTAGTCAAGGTCTACCCTTAAAGACTACAGAAGTATTAGAAACAAAAACTTATCAAAAACCCTCACAAGAGGAATAAAAAACCCAAAACCAATGTTGAAACTAACCCTAGAGCAAAAGAAAAAAGGTATCAAAGAAGAGTTTACCTATGTAAACAGTAACGGTAGAATGTCAAAACAATACACCTATAAAGGGATGTATATAACTTGGGATAACCAAATCCTACATGGCAAATGGTATTACTGGAGAGCAAGTTATTACGCTTCTTTAGATGCAGCAGTTCAAGGAATAGACAGACATATCAATCACTTTAAAACTAAATAAACAAATGCAAGAGATCACAGACTACAAAAGCCTATTTAAGTATGGCGACATGAAGAAGATTATGGAGATAACTGGCTATAGTCGTTATGTAATTGAAACAAGACTTAAGAACAATGATTATGAGATGACCGAGTTAATCAAAACATTCTATAACAAAAAACTCGAACTATTAAAAACACAAATCAATGATTACAGCGAAATATAGGACTCCAAGACAAAATCTATTTAAAAGAAAGATACACAATGTGGACCAGGATATTGTCAATAACATAGTAAAGCAAATATCTATTGTCACTAATTTACCTGAAAAAGTGATCACTAAAAAAGGTAGATATAGACCTCAGGTACTTGCTCGTAATATGTGCTTTTATATCCTTCATGTACACTATAAACAAAAAGCTGCTCAGATAGCTCCTTACTTTAACAAGGATAGGACTACAGTTTTACATGGCATAAACACCTTTGTAAATGACATTGAGGTAGTTCCATACTATATGGAGCAATATCAGAAGGTAAGAAGCAAAATAAAGATTCCTAAATTATATTCAGATAACTATTAAAACAAACAAAATGCTATCAACATTTGCACACATGAACGAAGTAGACAAAAAAATCTTTGTCGCTAAGATTATCCACAACATGAACTACAGCCAATCTAGTTATGAAACTATGGAAGCTATAGTTAAAATGTGGGAACAATATCCAATCAAACAAGCAACCTTTTTTACACAATCAAATCAATTAACAAATGGAATTGCAAACAACTAACACACAAATTCAAGCTCCTAGTTACCAAATGGTCAACAAGGACTCTATGCTATCCTTATCTAACGAGCTTAAACGCTTTGTAAAGGATGCACACTTAGTATCTAACATTAAAGGTAAGGATTATTGTAACGTAGAAGCCTGGCAGATGGCTGGTGCTTCATTAGGCTTATTCCCAATCATTACAAGCGTACAAGACTTATCAAGTGAAAAAGAGATTAAGTACATGGCTACTTGCGAAGTTAGATCATACCAAGACAATAAGTTAGTGTCTGTAGGCATAGCAATATGCTCTAACAAAGAAGGTAGCAAAAAATTCTTTGATGAGTATGCTATCTTATCAATGGCACAAACTAGAGCAGTTGGTAAAGCATTTCGTAATCAGTTAGCTTGGTTGATGAAAGCTGCTGGATTTGAAGCGACACCTGCTGAGGAGATGGATTTTGTACATGATGAGCCAAAAAAAACCTCTAAGCCAGTACAGACAGTTGTAGCAGAAATCTTAGAAGATGAGCCTACAAGAGAAGAAATAATGATGGAGGTAGCTAAATGTACTAAGGTTAAGCAATTGACTGACACATACTTTACTTACAAGCAATCATTTGATTCTGATGAAACTTTGATGAAGGTATTAAAAATGAAAAAAGAAAACCTAAAATAAAATGAATTTAACATTATTACCCAAAGTAGAACTTGCTTCTATTGAGCCTAACAAATTTGCTATTGAGTTAATCAAGTCGCAGATAGTAGATCACTTTACACAAACAGGTGAGTCACCATTAGAGTTACTTGTTAAGTCTGAGGCTGTAGTACAGCTTTTAGAGGGCATTAGAGCCGATTTAAAAGAGTTAGTACTAGATGAGCTTAGTAAATATCCTGGAGGCAAGGCTGAGGTCTTAGGAAGCGAAATGGCTAAGTTTGAATCAGGAGTTAAGTATATCTATGACCAAGACTATACTTGGAGCAAGATGAATGACCAATTAGAGTCTATGAAGTTTGCAATCAAGGAAAGAGAGAAGATGCTTAGAACACTACCAACCTCTATGGTTGATCCTGAATCAGGGGAAATGGTACACCCAGCTCCTAGAATTAGCACTACAACCTTTAAGATTAACTTAAAGAAATAAAAACTTTGACCACCTCAAGATATTAAATATTTTTAACCAAGATAGTAATTAGGGGACTTGGGGTGGTTATTTAAAACTACAAACATGAAACAAACGATAATATTTTTATACGAGTTGGTAAAGTTTATAGTAATATCTATACCACTAGCAATATTGCTATTTGTAACATTAACCATAATTAGTAAATTCAAGAATATATGATGGAGATTGCAGGATTAGAGAACTCAGTACCAGTGAGGATGATTTATGTTGATGATAAAAGTGAAGTATTGTTTAAATCTTTAGCTCATGCAGCAAGGAATACAAGAATAACACAAGACTCAATAAAGAAATCACTTAGTCCATTACTAAAGAAGAAATTTAAGCATAATAACAGAGATGTTGTTTTTAGGATAGTAAAGGATAAATAGTATATTTGTCAATGCAAACCGTACTTTGCAGTTAAAACTTATTGCCCGAAGAGGCGTGGGGGTGTACGGACTCCCGCAAATCTGAGGGCTTTTTTATTTTATGAATACAGGAATGATTGTTAAGAGCAGATCGGCTGAAAAGTTTACTGCCATCGACAACGAGATTATTAGGAATGTCGAATTAACATTAGAGGAGAGAGGATTACTAATTTACTTATTAAGCATGAGACATGATTGGGTAGTTTATAAAACTAACCTACATGAACGATTAGGATGCAGTAAAGGTCAATTAGACAGAGTCTTTAAGGGATTACAAACCAAGAACTATATCTTGTCGGTAAAGGTAATAAACGAGCTTGGAAGGTTTACTGGATGGAATCATGTAGTATATGATACACCAGCAATCCGAGATGATAAATCACCGAGTTCAATAAATGCCGAAGTCGGTGAAAGTGCCCCTATAAGTAATACTAATACAATTAATAGTAAATTAAATTATAAGAAAACTAAGTTTATAAGACCAACAGCTAATGAGATAGACTTATATGCCAAAGAAATAGGCTTTTTAACTCTTGATCCTTCTTACTTCTTAGACCATTATGATTCTAATGGTTGGTTAATAGGTAAAAATCCCATGAAAGATTGGAAAGCTACTGTAAGAACTTGGAAAAGGAATAGTTCCAAATTTAATACTACAAACGTACCTACAAACAAAATAACTACACAAATAAAACTTAAATGATAGCTATAAACCTACCAAAAGCTTTAGATATTGAATCTAACATACTTGGTGCATTGCTTTTAGACAAAAGGACTATCCCATTGGTTATAGGTCATCTAAAAACTGACATATTCTATGATTTAAAGCACCAAAAAATCTTTAACGCTATTAAGGAAATGTATGATAGTAACATATCTATAGACCTTACTACTGTAGCTCAAAAACTCTCCCAAGATGAGGACATTATACGAGAAGGTGGTGCTTATTATCTATCAAAGTTAACTGATAATGTGACTACAACAGCTCACATAAACACCCATATTGAGATTGTTATTGAGATGTACAAGAAGCGTGAAGCTTATAAAGTACTTAGAATAGCTGAAAATAGTTGTTTAGACAACGATAGTGTAGCAATAGATTTACTATCGGACCTTAATAGTCAACTT